TCAATCGTTAAACTTGCTATGGCAAGGGCAGCGCAGAATAAGATTGATGAAGAGGCTGCTAAACAGGTACAAGCCGAGACAGACCTACGTATAAAAGCAAGAGAGAAGTTTGGTAAAAGCACAGAGGACTTACAAAAACTTGAGGCTGAATATGAAAAGTTTAAAGAAACAAATACTCAAAAAGGTAGGGCAAGAGAAAAGGCTTTTACTAAAGCGTTTTCAGTAGAGGAAAAACAAATCCTACGACTAATTAGAGCTAGAAACGAGCAGGTTGAAGAATCACAGAAAAACATAGACACTCTTATTGAGTTTACCGACATTGAGGTTAAAGAAAATGAAAGGTCTGGTCGCTCAAGAAAGAAAAGGTCAAGAACGTTTAAGGCTGCCGATTTAGACTACGAGAAAGAAACTCAACAGTCTCAAGAGAGATTACTCAAATCTTTTATAGAGGATGAAAAAAGAAAAGTAGCTGTAAAGTTTGATGGAATAAGAACAAGGGCTAGATTAAAGCAAACGGAATTTGAGGAAGACCAGCAAAGAAGATTAGATGAGTTTAAAGCATCTGATGCTACCGAAGCAGAAAAAGCGGAGGCTCAAAAAAGGTTTGACGAAGAGATTGCCAAGTCTAAAGAATCCTTATCTGCATATATAGTTCAGCTAAAGCAAGAGGAAACTACCGAAGTTAATAACCTTACAATAGAGCAGGCGCAAAAGGTAATAGATGCCGATAGAGAGTTACAATATAAGTTACGGGAAAACGACCAAAGAGCAGCAGACCAAGAAGTTTTAAATGAGGGTATAAAAGCTGGAAGGTTATTTGATTTAAAGAATCAGCAGCTTGAAAAAGAAAGGGTAAGACTCGAAGCGCAACTTGAAAGTGAAAAGTTAAGCTTTCAAGAGAGAATGAGGCTTGAAAAGGAGCTTACCGATGTAGAGCAACAACAAACTGATGCTAGAATAAAAATAGCGGAACTTGAGGCGTTGTCAAAAAGGCAGCTTTTTGATTTAACAGGAAAGGCTTTAACTGCATTTGGGGATTTAGCTGGTAAAGAGACTGGTGTTGGGAAAGGTCTTGCTGTTGCTGGTACGCTTATGTCAACATATTCCGCTGCTCAAAAAGCGTATGAATCACAGTTTTTGCCAATACCAACTACAAATTCACCATTAAGAGGTGCTTTGGCTGCTGCTACCGCAGTTGCTTCTGGTCTTGGAAATGTTAAAAACATATTGAAAGTAAAAACACCTAATGACAAGTCATCTTCCGCAGGGGCAAGTGGAAACGTAATACAAGCACCAGACTTTAATGTTGTTGGCGCATCTCAAACATCGCAACTAGCACAAACAGTAGCCACTCAACAGGACAAACCAGTAAAAGCATTTGTAGTAGGAAAAGACATTTCAACACAACAAGAATTAGATAGAAATATAACAAATACCGCATCATTCGGTTAATTCAATAGTATGAAGGTAATAGAATTATTTATAGACGAAGAGGGAGAGTTTTCAGGCATTGATGCCATATCAATTGTAGAACAACCTGCAATAGAAGAAAACTTTGTAGCCTTAAAAGAAGAAATAAAAGTTGAGCTTGCTGACGTTGATAAGGAGAAGCGTATTCTTATGGGTGCTGCACTTGTTCCTAACAAGAAAATATACAGAAGAGACAAAGAGGATGAGTACTACATATACTTCTCTGAAGATACTGTACGTAGAGCATCAGAGTTATTCTTAATGAAGGGAAACCAAAACAGGTCAACTCTTGAGCATCAGGCACAGCTATCAGGAATGTCGGTTGTGGAGTCTTGGATAATAGAAGATGAGCAGTACGACAAATCTCGTAAGTACGGACTAAAGATGCCTGTTGGTACTTGGATGGTGTCAATGAAAGTAAACAATGAAGAAGTTTGGAAGGACTACGTTAAGACAGGCAAGGTAAAAGGGTTTTCAATAGAGGGTTACTTTACCGATAAGGTTGCTATGTCAATGATTCAGAAAGAGAATGATGCTGCTGAAGTGTTATTGGAGATTGCTGATAGCATTGAAGCTGGAAAGTTAAACCTAAAAACATACGGAGACTACGGAAGTGGTGTTAGAAATAACGCCAAGAGAGGTATTGAACTAAACAAGAAGGTGAATAACCGTTGTGCAACCTCTGTGGGGAAAATAAGAGCGCAACAATTAGCTAGAGGCGAAAAATTGAGTGTGTCCACGATTAAAAGGATGTATTCTTACCTATCAAGAGCTGAAACATACTATGATGCAGGTGATTCTAAAGCTTGTGGCACAATTTCATACCTATTATGGGGCGGTAAGGCTGGTTTAGCTTGGAGTAGAGGTAAGTTAAGGGAATTAGGTGAGTTAGACCTATCCTGCGACTGCACAGAGCTGTCTGAAGAGCTTGAATTAGGTTTATACGACAAAACATACTCTGATTACCCAGATGCAGCTAAAAAGAACGCCAGAAAGGCTCTAGCATACTATGACAGCAATAAACCGAGATGCGGAACACCGCAGGCTTGGCAATTTGCCCAACTAATCTCTGCTGGCAAACCACTATCAAGATGTCTTATATCAGAAATGGCATCTTACAATAGATTTGAGAAGAAAAAGGGCGAACCATACAACAAGGGTTGTGGAGGATTGCTCTGGGATGCTTGGGGAGGCGAAGAGGGTATTCGCTGGGCAGAAGGTAAGTTAGATGAAATTAACTCAAACGAATCCAAGCTTGATTTATCCTCTAAAGAAATAGACGGTAGACTTGCATACGACACAAAAGAAGAGGCGTTAAAAATCGCAAAGGACATTGGATGCGAGGGTTTTCACATACACAATGTTGAGGGTAAGGATTGGTATATGCCTTGCAAGGAACATAAATTAGCTGAATATGATGACAAGGGAAGAATTAAACGAAGCAAGAAAGCTCCAAATTCCGATACTCCAAATCCTAATCCAAAACGAGGAAGCAATCGCAATCCAAAGGGTGCTGCTGGGAAGTCAAGGGGAGTTACTGTACCCGACAGAGTGCTAAAGTCGTTACAGAAGAAAGCTAATGACTTTAACGAGAAGTATAAATCTAAAAAGGGATATGGAACTACTGTTGGACAACTGAAGTCTGTGTACCAGCGTGGCGTTGGCGCATTTCAGACATCTCATAGCCCTAATGTAAAGTCAGCAGAACAATGGGCGCAAGCTAGAGTAAACGCCTATATATACCTTTTAAAGAACGGTAGACCGCAAAACGCTAAATACACTACTGATTATGATTTACTACCAAAGAAACACCCTAAATCAAGCAAGAAATGAAAAGTAAAGAAACGGTAGGAAGGCAAGTGCCGACAAACTCAAAGAGAGGCTGTTTGTGTAAAAACGGAAGAACATACTCAAGAAGATGCTGTGATGGCACTTTGAGAGCGCAGGGTATTGGAAAAATACGTGCTTAAAAATCTAACAGGTTGTTTAATACTTGTTATTTACCTATAACTATAACTGTTAATTAACATAATATGGAGAGTAAAGCTACAAACATTCTAAACGATATTATGCAAAAGCTTTCTGCTATTAGTGAGACGGAAACTAAAAAGGTTGAGAACATTGAAGTTGCAGCCGAAGAAGTTACTGAAACTCCAGAAGTAGAAGAAGTTGCATTATCTGAAGATTCTGTTGAAGAAGTTGCTACTGAAGAAGTAGAAGCTGCTCCTGAAGTTGAATCAACTGAAGAGGTTGAACTAGCTGAAGAATCTGAAGAAGATAAAGAAGCTCCTGAAGCCGAAGAAGATGAGGCTGAAGAGCTAGAAGAAGATTATGTATCTAAACAGGACTTCGATTCTAAAATCGCAGAACTTGAGGATATGATTAAATCTATTAAAGAAGATATGATGGTTGAGTACAATAAAGTTGAGCAAGAAAAGGCTGAACTTTCGTCTCAAGTCGAAAAGCTATCTGCTGAACCAGCAGCCGAGCCAATCGCACACGCACCATCAGAAAAAACTGAACAAAAAGAGGTGGTTAAATTCGGTCAGAATCGCCCTGCTAGTACACTTGACCGAGTATTTTCAAAACTAATATAATATAAAAATGAGTAATCAAAAAGTAAATCTATACGCTGGTAATGGTTCTGTTGATACCATCACCTCTACTTACGCTGGAGAGTTTGCAGGAAAATACATTTCTGCTGCCCTCTTGACAGGTAAAACATTAGCTGAAGGTGCAATCACCATCAAACCTAATGTAAAATATAAAGAAGTCGTAAAGAAAGTTGCTTCAACTAACTTTATCGGTGATGCTTCTTGTGATTTTTCCGCTACTGCTGATGCGCTTACACTTACAGAGCGTATTCTTCAACCAGAAGAGTTCCAAGTTAACCTAGAGCTTTGTAAAAAAGACTTTAGAGCAGATTGGGAAGCTGTACAAATGGGATATTCTGCATTTGACAAACTACCTGCATCTTTTTCTGACTTTATTCTAGGACACGTTTCTGCTAAAGTTGCTGAAAAGACAGAGCAAAATATCTGGGCTGGTGTAAACGCCAACGCTGGAGAGTTTGACGGTCTTACAGTACTTATGGCTGCTGACGGAGATGTAAATGATGCTGCAAATGGCTCTGAAACATCTTTCTCTTCTGCTAACATTGTAGAGCTACTTGGAAATGTAGTTGATTCAATTCCTTCTACCGTTTATGGTAAGGAAGATTTAACTATCTACGTTCCAACTGTTGCGCTACAAGCTTATGTTCGTGCATTAGGCGGTTTTGCCACAGGCGGACAAGGTGCTGCTGGTACAGATGCTAAAGGACAACAATGGTACAATATGGGTAATGCGCTTTCTTTTGAAGGTATCAAAATCCAACATGCGCCAGGAATGCCTGCTGACCACATTGTTGCTGGTGAGGCTTCTAACATCTACTTTGGTACAGGTCTATTAAGCGACCACAACGAAGTAAAAGTAATCGACATGGCTGACCTTGATGGAAGCCAGAATGTACGTATCATCATGCGATATACAGCAGGTGTACAATACGGTATCGGTTCTGACTTGACGTTACTGACGTTAGCATAATAATTGTTTAATCGAAAGGGGTGGTAACTCTGCCCCTTTTACTAAAAAAGTAAAACTATGGCTTGTGATTTAACTGGCGGAAGATTAAGACCTTGTAAGGATGCTGTCGGTGGTATTAAGAAACTACACTTTGTAGATTTCGGTGATTTAGGAACTTTAACCTATGGTTCTAGTGATGAGATTACTGATATGTCTGGTACTTTCGATTATCATACTTATGATGTTAAAGGTAATTCTTCGCTTGAAACAAACATTACATCTTCTATGGAGAATGGAACAACATTCTTTGAGCAGGTGTTAAGCGTTACATTGTTTAAGCTAACTAAAGAGGACAATAAAGAATTGAAGTTAATGGCGTATGGTAGACCACACGTTGTTGTACAAACATTTGATGACAAGTTCTTGTTGGTTGGTGCTGACAATGGTTCTGACGTAACTGGCGGTACTGCTGTAACTGGTACTGCAATGGGAGACCTAAATGGCTACACACTAACTTTAACTGCTAATGAAATCCGTATGCCATCTTTTGTAGATGGAGGTACTGATGCAGACCCATTTGCAGGTATGACAAGTGCTACTGCTACTGAATCTACTCAAAGAGACCCTTCATAAATTTAATAGGGTTGTGAATCTAAAAGGGGTTGCTTATGCGACCCTTTTTTTATATCTTTGAAACAAACACAATCTTGATTGTTACTTTTATATGCATATACTAACAACATCTACTGAAAATCAGGATATAAAGATTAAGCCTAGAAAATCGTATGTTGTTGGGGTTATTACATTAACCCTGATTGACAAAGAAACAAGAACATCTAAAGACTACACAGGTTCTTATAGTTTTAGTGATTCCACAAATGTTATGACTATAACAGTAGATTTTGATGATTTAAAGGCAGAAACATATTATACGCTTGTAATAAAAGATACTGATGGAAATTTAATAGCATACAATTACAAAGAAAGAGTTATTGAAGATGAAGGTATATTTGAATACAATAATCGCCTCAATATTTTCGGAGAAGATAACGTTGAGCATGTTTATAGGGGATTAGTGTATGTAACAAATCAAACAGACTATCCTAAATATGAGGTTGGTAAAAATGATTACACGACAGAAGATAGTTATGATAACGAATTTGTATTTATAGATTAACAATAAGATGGCTAAAAAAGCAAGAAATTACGCAAAGAAAAGACCCATTATGAGTAATAAAGAAGAGGGTAAAATACATATTGTTCAACTCGGCTCTTATTCAAGACCAGAGATAAAAGAATACTATAACGATGACTTCGTTGCTTATGGTGAGGACAACGACTATTTTACTTACCTGATAGACAGGTATAACGGAAGCCCAACAAATAACGCTGCAATCAATGGCATCTCTGAAATGATATACGGAAGAGGTCTTGATGCGACAGACAGTAAAGATAATGATGCTGATTATAAGGAGATGAAAGAACTCCTTAAAAAAGATGTGATTAAGAGAATTACTCACGACTATAAAATGATGGGTCAAGCTGCGTTGCAAGTTATATACACCAAAGACCGCTCTAAAATCGCTCAAGTAGAGCATATACCAGTAGAGACGTTAAGAGCCGAGAAATGCAACTCTAAAGGCGAAATAGAGGCATACTACTATCATTCTGATTGGAGTACAGCAAGCACAGGGGATAAGCTAACTAAAATACCTGCATTTGGGTTCTCTAATGCTGCTATTGAGATACTATACATAAAGCCTTATCGTGCTGGGTATAAATACTATTCGCCAGTAGATTATCAAGGAGGGTTACAGTATGCGGAGTTGGAAGAAGAAATTGCTAACTATCACATCAACAATATTCAGAACGGATTGAGTCCTTCAATGCTTATCAACTTTAACAATGGTACGCCAGATGCGGAGCAGAGAGATGCGATAGAGAATAGTATTGTAAATAAATTTAGTGGTAGTTCTAACGCAGGGCGTTTTATACTAGCGTTTAACGATAGTAAAGAGCTTGCAGCAACTATTGAACCAGTACAGTTATCAGATGCACACCAGCAATATCAGTTCTTATCAGACGAGAGTATGCGTAAAGTAATGGTATCACACCGTATCGTATCACCTATGCTTGTTGGTATAAAAGATACGTCTGGTCTTGGAAACAATGCGGAGGAATTACAGACTGCTTCTGTACTTATGGACAATACAGTTATACGACCAATGCAAGTTACAATACTTGATGAGCTTGAGAAGATACTTGAGTACAACGGAATAAACCTTGATATCTATTTTAAGACCCTACAACCGCTTGAATTTACTGACTTGACTAATGCTATAAGCGAAGCCGAGATAGAGAAGGAAACAGGTGTTAAAAAGGATATAGAAGAGGAAGTGAAAGAAAAGGTAGAAGAACAAATTGAAGATGTAGAATAATGGCAACAGCAATATTTATAAAGAGAAGCGACCTTATTAAGAATACTGCATTAAGCGGTTCGATTGATACTGATAAATTTATTCAGTTCATAAAAATAGCACAAGAGATACATATTCAAAACTATTTAGGAAGCGACCTATACGATAAGATTAGTGCGGATATTATCTCCGACAATCTTACTGGCGATTATTTGGCGTTAGTAAACGACTATGTTCAACCTATGCTCATTCACTATGCGATGGTTGAGTATCTT